ATGTGGAAAAATATAAAAATGTATTTGGCGCTGTCGGTGGCGGTGATTCCGGTGGAGGAAAAAGCAAGGGCGGTTCCGGCAAACAGGATGACCCGGAGAAAGAAGAACAGGAGCGCCGGCAGAAACTGCAGCGGAGCATCGAGCAGGAATATTCCGCCCGCAAGTCCGTGAACGACGCCATGCGGGAAAGCGCAAATCTGCAGACGGCCTATATGACCGCTGCGGAAAAGGCCGTCTATGAAATTGAGAAAGACCATGAAAAATCGGTAGAGAATATCAAAAACCGCTGGCTGGAGTTCGAGACGCAGTATATCGGCATGTCGGATACCGAACGGGAACGGCTGGTGAAGAACCTGCAGGAACAGGAAGTAGCCTATGAGGTTCAGGAAAACGGGAAACTGTCCCTTGCAAAGCAGGTAGCCATCGATATCGCGGCGGCAAACAAGCAGTACGACGATGAGATCGTTTCCTACCATGCCCAGTGCAAGGACATCCTGGCTGAAATCGATGAGGCGTTCCATGAAAATTCCATGGAAAAACTCCAGGAGGCATTGTCGGAAGAAAACACGGCGACGCTCAATGCCTACAACACCCGACAGGGTTTGATGAAGCGGTATTACGATAACTGGCTGCTGACCCACCGGACCACCAGCGAGATGGTGGCAGATATCGTGATGGACAGCCAGGACAGTTTTGAAAATTTCTTTAAAAGTGTGCTGACCGGGCAGAAAAGTTTCAGTGACTCCTTTATGGATCTGTTGAACGGACTGTTGGATTCTATCGTGAAAAGCATCGCGGAGACCATGGCGGCCCAGGTGGTGAACCAGTTCCTGAACTGGATCATGCCGGGATTCTTTAGCGGTGGCGGAAGCGTAGCCTCCGGCGGGTTCAACACATATGGGGCTGCCCACAATGCGCTGGGGCTGAATTACAATTTTGCTTCTGGCGGCATCATCTCTGGCCCCGGTACGGAGACATCCGACAGCATACCGGCCATGCTCTCTGACGGGGAGTATGTGATCAAAGCGGATGCGGTACGGCGCGTGGGCCTTCCGGTGCTGGACGCCATCAACGCCGGGACGTTCCGGCGGTTTGCCCGGGGCGGTTATGTTTCGCAGGGCTCCGGTACGAATATCCCGGTCAATGGTATGCCGAACGTCATCGTGAACATTTCCAATGAAAGCGGTGTGCCGATGACGGCAGAGGAGACAGGCAGCGGTTTTGACGGGGAGAACTACATCGTCACCGTCATGCTGAACGCGATCGCAACGAACAAGATGGGGATACGGACTACGATGAAAGGGGCGATGAGCTGATATGGTTATACAATTTCCAACTTCCATAGACCCGCCGGCATGGCCGTTCGACTGTGAATATGAGGACAATTCCATCATCACCAAGTTTGAGGACGGGTCCCAGCAGTCCCGGAAAAAGTTCACCCGGAGCCGGCGCAAGTGGACGCTGAAATGGAACCACCTACCGCGGGAACAATATCTGACATTGATGAATTTTATTACACAGACCGTGTCATTTTCGTCACGGTCTTTTAATTGGACGAATACCGATTCTGTCGACGATCGGGGCGGCGCGGAAGTGGTGGAGGTGCGCGTCACCCGCGTGGGCAAATGGACCAACGAGGCGCTTCATTACTGGTCGGGGACGATCGAACTGACGGAGGTATAAACATGCTATCCATATCTGCGATATCTAAGGCTGAAAAGAATAAGTTATCGACCGACAGCTGTTTTCTGATTTTGCTGGAGATACGGCTGAAGAACACGGTGTATCTCTGCTACAACAACGAGGACGTAACCTGGAAGGGACAGCTCTACCAGGCGTTTCCCTTTCAGATCGGGGAGACCAGCGAGGACAGTGACGGGACAGATCCGAACGTGTCGCTGAAGGTCAGCAATGTGGCCCAGGGCTTCCAATGGTATGTGGAGGACAGCGGCGGCGGGGTGGGTACCGAGGTGATTCTCCGTGTTGTGAATTCCCTCAATATGGACGGTGATCCAGACCTGGAGGAATATTACACAGTGCTTTCATGCAAGGTAGACGAACAGTGGATCGATTTCACCCTTGGAAATGCCTATAATGCGCGTACTCGAAGACCCTTGGATCGTTACATGAAGAACGCTTGTCCGTTCGTATACAAGGGGTTACGGTGTGGCTACAACGGAAACAAGGCAAGCTGCTTGCATACCTTGGCAGATTGCAGGCTGCATGATAATTCTGCAAGGTTTGGTGGATTTGCCGGTATTGACCAGAAAGGGGTGTACTCACGATGAACTATACTGACTTGATCGGTGTCCCGTTTGTGAACCGCGGCAGGGATAAAAACACAGGATTTGATTGTTATGGGTTGGTTAAGGAAGTGTTTCGCCGCTATGGCTACACCATTCCCGAATATGATATGCAGTACAACTACAACGATATATGCCGCATTAATGAATTGATAAGCGGCAACGTAAATAACTATCCGTGGCGTGAGATCAGGGAACCGAAAGCGCCTTGTCTGATTGCGATACGGTTTGGGAGCCCTGTCGGTGTGGTAAACCATACAGCGGTGTACATTGGCGGTGACAGGTTCATCCATACCAGGGAGCGTATTGGTGTGTGTATTGACCGGCTGTCCAATCCGGCATGGCGGAGGGTGATCGTTGGGTTCTATGAATATGTAGGTGAGTCATATGGTAACTCTTGTCATTGTTAAAAATCCGTTCTCACCGCAGGATGGACGGGAGATCAAAGTAATCGAAGCGCATGGCACGTTGACGGAACTAATCGAAGCGTACAAAATGCCAGGGGTGGACTTGCAAGCGTCTGTAAACGGATATACCTGTGAGGAAACAGAAATCAAAGACGGTGATTTTATCGTCATTTACCCTGTGGTAGAAAAGGGCGGCGGCAAGGGCGGGAAAGGTATCTTGGGTATCGTAGCCGCCATCGCGTTGTCTGTGGTATCGTTCGGCATCGCCAGCGGCGGGTGGCTTGCTTCCAGCGGATTTTTTGCCGCCGGACACCTTGGGGCGTATATGGCGGCAGCGGCTGTCATGTTCCTTGGTTCGTCCCTCATGGGGCGGTTCATGGGTCAGAAAACTGACCTGGGTGCGTTTGACGCAAACAACGAACCGACGTACTCCTGGGGCGGTGTACAGACGATGGAAGGCCAGAACAATGCCATTTCACTAACCTACGGCAAGGTAAAGAGCGGTGGCCAGACCATCGGTAAGTTTGTTTCCACCCAAAATGATGAGGAATACCTGAACTGGCTGGTGGCCTGTGGCGAGGGCGAACTAACCATCACCGACATAAAGCTGAACGATAATCCTGTTGCCAACTACGATGCCGTCACCTGTGAGATCCGGAGTGGGACAAACGTTCAGGAGGTAATTCCGTATTTCAATGATACCTATTTCACCAAGAATTTAAGTTATCACATGACCGAGGTGAATACCTGGTACACGGATACGGCACAGGGGACAGCAACGGATGGATTGGTATTCAAAATTGAACTTCCCAATGGCTTATACCATGGCAATGACAGTGGCGGCTTTGACAACAGTTATGTTGATGTGCAGGTGCAGTACAAGCTGACCTCTGCTTCGACCTGGACTACGCTTACCACGGAACGCATTACGGGTAATTCCAACAAAGCTATCCGCAGAGAGATCCGTGTGGACAATATCACGTCCGGTGCGTATAACGTGCGTGCACGGGTCACAGCGTTCCAGCATACCAATGCCACAAGAGATATGCATGAAATCTATTGGACGGGTATTACGTCTATCGTCTATGACGACTTCGTTTATCCCTGCCAGGCATTGATCGGCATACGGGCAAAAGCGACAGACCAGTTAAGCGGAAACCCCGCACTGACCTTTATGAAGGAGCGTGGCTCGGTATGGGTGTACAATCCCTATTCCAAAACCTACGAAGAACAGGCCGCAGACAACCCCGCATGGGCTTGTTATGACTTTATCCACCAGGCAAGAAAACTGGAGAACACTCATACCAAAGCCATGGAGATCGAGGTCCGAGGGGCGGCAAAAGAACTCCTGCGCTATGATGATTTCGCGGAATGGGCGGCATGGTGTGTGGAAAAGAACTATAAAGTTAATATCGAGATCAACACGTCCGGGGAAGTGCTGGAGATGGTAAACCAGAAGATCGCACCGATAGGGCATGGCCTGGTGGTGCGGTTCGGCACAAAGTTCGGCTGCATCTATGATCATGTGCAGACGCCGGTTCAGATGTTTGGAATGGGCAATATTAAACAAGGTACGTTCAACGAGGAGTTTTTGAAGATATCTGATCGGGCAAACTGTGTGGAAATCACATTTACCAACAAGGACGCGGGCTATGAACGTGATGTGCTGACCATTTATGGTGACACATACGATACTGACGGATACGTTAAGACGGCCCAGATGACGCTTGACGGTATTGTGGATTACCGACAGGCCTATCGTGAAGGGAAGTATCAATTGTACACCAACCGGTACCTGCTTCGCACGGTCTCCTTTGAAGCCGGGATCGACGCCATAGCCTGTACCGTTGGTGATGTGGTTTTAGTAAGCCACGATGTGCCAAAATGGGCGAACAGCGGACGTATCCATAGCGTCAGTAACAAGCAATTTGTATTGCCGGTAGAGTTGGAGGACCTGACGCAGTCTTATCGTATCCAATGGCGGACAGAAAAAGATAACCTCTACGCAAGGGCGTGTACCGTTGTTTCTTCTGCTGACGGCTGGACAACAGTCAATGTATCCGGCACGATCCCGACCAATGACAAACCGAAGGCCGGGGATGTGTTCGACCTTGCAGCAGCATCCACCGGGAGCAAGCCTTTCGTGGTAAAAGGCATTACCAGGGCGCAGGATTTTACACGCAGGATTACCTGCCTTGAGTACAACGAGAATATCTTCAATGAGAACTACGATGTGCCGGTTATTAATTATTCCACGTGGCGTGGAGAGCCGAAGAATGTAACCGGGTTAGTGGCGGGAATAACGCAATCCAGAAATTCCTTTGGTGAGAAGGTTGGAAAACTAAGATGCAGTTGGAACGTGCCGGACAATGGTGGAACCTATACGGTACTGCTATCAACGGACGGCGTTACCTGGAAGATTGGTAAGAGTGGCGTAAAGGAAAACTCCTGCGAACTTGACGTATTAGCAGACACCACCTATTTCGTCAAGGTTATCACTGTGCTGGGAGTAAACCAATCCACCGGCTCACAGGTAGGACCGATCTATCCTACAGGAGAGGGCGCGTTACCAAATGTTACCAATCTTACGGGTTATACACGCTATCGTGGTGTGAAGAATGGAGAAGAACGGTATGAAATACATCTTTTGTGGACGCCGCCGTTATTGAGTAACTACCAGAGTTGCGACATATGGTATAAGACCAACCATGCGCAGGTAACGGATTTGTTAATGACCCAGGGCGTAGCCGTCAACGAATTGGGGTTTGAAAATGACTGGAAATACGCAGGAAGTGGATATACCGATTTTACAATGCCGGATGTGATCACAGGAGATACTTACCGGTTTGCGGTGGTGACGAAGGATTCGCTGGGAAACACCAATCGAGCGGGTTTCTCCCCCTATGTGGATGTGGTGGCAACAGCAAAGACCGAAACTCCAAATACGCCGGACGGGTTCAGCCTCAAGTTTCTGAAAGACGGGTGTATGGCGTCTTGGAAAGATGTGTCCAATGCCGACATCCAGTATTATGAGATACGAACGAACACGTCTGTTGGCGTGGAGGATGACAACCTGTTGGCGAGAACCAGCGGGACGTCAACGGCTGTGCCTGTTACGAGCCGTACGGGAACGCTTTATTTGTATGCCCGGTCTGTGCTTGGTAAATACAGCGCACCGGCGAAATTGGAATACGTCAAGGCAACACCGTCCAAGCCGGGAAGTCCGCAACTGACCGGAAAGCTGGGAGGCTTTTCCATCAGTACGTCGTCCATTCCGACCGGCTGTACAGGGATGCGGATCTATATCAGCGGGGTTGAGGAAGAAGAATATTTTACGCAAAACACTGTGTACAATTATCCGTGCGGCGCCGGTATCTATGATGTGCAGATAGCGTACACTGACTACTTTGGGGTAGGTGAAAAGTCCAATACAAACCGCATCGTGGTAAAGGCGTTGGTGGACGAAACCCTGTTGGAGGAACAGGCAATTACGAAAGAAAAACTGGAAACGGCTATACAGACCGCGGTTGATGATGCCATACAGAGTGTCAAAGAAATCGCAAGAATTGACGATTCTCTGCAGGAGATTGATCTGGATGTCAGCGGGATTGTCACGGAACTGAACAAGGAGCCGGGAGAGAGCGGTTATCACTCCATAGCGAAGTTGAAGACGGAGGCAGACGGCATAGTAGGTACCGTGGCCGAGTATCAGGCCACGCAAGAGGGAGTGAACGAAGCCGTTGCCAGTCAGTTGGTGCAAAACGCAAACGCAATCTCGGCGGTCGTGACTAATTTGGAAACGGCAGCGGGCGCAAGAAAGTATGCGGCCCTGCAAATCATGCAGGACGGCATAGCGTCCAAAGTAGCGTTAGGGGATGTGACAAGCTATTTTCAGCAGGATCACACCGGATTTTACATCAAGGGAAGCTTGATAAAAATCGATGGTGATACGGTGATTGGCAACAACATCATTACACAAAATATGATTCAATCCAATGCCATCAATGCAAGCAAGATAGCGTCTGATGCCATCACCAGTGATAAGATCGCGGCAGGCGCGGTCACTGCAGAGAAGATGACGATAGGTTCTTCCAGTGGCGCAAGGTTGGAATTGACCAAAAATCTGCTGCGTGTATATGATTCCAGCGGGAAACTGCGTGTCAGATTGGGGGTATGGACATGATTTATATTTTTATAGCGGTAATCGCGGTGATTGCCGCTATTTTTATTTATCGCAAGCATCAGGGAGGGAAAAAAGTGCCACAAGGTTTGCAAGTGTTGGACGCGGACAGCAAGATTATCTACAACACCGATACCAACATGACAAGGTTTATTGCGAGACGGGAACTTTGGGGATCAGGCACAATTAAGCTGGTTGATTTGGGTTACTCGGCTACAAACTTGTTCATTATTATGGTTACAAGTCCGTACTATAACGCAAGTTACAGCAGTCCGCCTGCTATAACGATTACCATGACAAACACGTCTTTGACATGGAGTAACGTACCGAAAAATAGTTCAGAAGGAGTTCCTGCGGAAGTATTATTGGGGGTGTACTAATGAGCAGCATTTTTGAGGTTTTCAATGATAACGGGAAATTGTCGATTACCGATGAAACACCATGTGTTTACGTTATCGCCAAGCGAAAGATTGGCAGTTATGATGAAAAGTACGAGATTTCGTCGGATGATTATTCTTTGACATACCGAAACCTGGGCGGCAAGGTATATTATGTGGGCTTTGATCTGGATCAACTACCGGACGGCAATATTTGTATTGACACGCATGGCGCTAACGGAAAGAACACATATACGACGATAGCTGTTTATGGCAATCTGGATAGCATAAGGAATGTGGATTTGTATTTCTTTGGAATTAAGAAGAAAGTGGATGGCAGTTTTGCCGGAATAGAGCTGTATGACAAGGAGGATTACGTTTTGTTTACGTCACGCTCCGGCATCCAATATCCAAAAGTGTTGAAAGCAGGTTCAGCCGATTCTGTTTCTTTCTCAATAACCACCAATCCATCGATCCTTGTTGTTGTTGGCTGGGACGTAATAGACGGGGGAAGCAAGGGAAGCAGCCGGCGGTTGCCGTGGGTGACCAAGACAGGAACGTCAATTACTGTAACTAAAAACTACGCCGGGAGTTGGTGGCCGTCTACATATAGATCAGAGTATTTGTATAATTGGCTGCTCTTGAATCTGCAGACGGTAAAATAAGCGGGGAGGGGCAGAATATGAAGAAAACTACCTATCAAACACCGGAACTTCGCGATTCCAATGATAACATCATCCAGCCCGGTTCATTCGGAAAGCACACGGCGCTGGCGAACGCGACAAACAACGGCTGGACGGATTATGTCGTCAATAATCTTGAAGTGCTTCATGACAGCATCGAAGGGGTGGAATCTGCCATCACCTCCAAAACTGGCACGACGGACTACGACGGTAACGTATGGTTTGCTGATACGGGAAATGCGGCAAAGCTGGTGAAGAACGAGGATTTTACCTACAACCCGGCATTAGGGAAGATGGAAGTGCCTGTGGTCAAGCAAAAAGATTCCTTATTCTATCGCCAGGTAAAAGGCGGATGGTACACAAACTCAGGGAGCAACGTGAGCGGCAGCCTGGTCATTAAACCGCCGGTAACAAAGTCGACTGTTTCCAATAATCATTATTTATATTTCGGTGTGTATGTATATGACCATTCCCATTCAGGACAACGCGCGATACTGCGGATCGGTGGCATGGTCAATTCTAAGACATTAGCGTGGACGTATCCCACTGCCGATTGGATAGGTGGCGATGCTTCTGTCCGTGTTACTTTCGGTGATGACGGTACATCCCCGCTTGTAGCGATAGGAAAGCCTGACAGTACGGCATGGACGTATCCCAAGGTCGTGATTTTTGACCTGGTAACAAGCAATGCCAACTTGGAAGTGGGCTTGTGGGATATCACATTGTCCAGTGCAGAGCCGATCAATGTCAGCAAGGTGATAAGGTACCCGTCCATTACGGAACCGCCGCCGAACTATCCCGTCCACAACGTTCCGTACCGTAACGTGGACCTTGGCACTGGCATTACGGATGACCAGCTGGCGGCAATACGGGACGGTTCGTTTGAGGGCATCAATGTTGGAGATTGGTGGACGATTAACGGTAATACCTGGATAGTAGCGGGTATCAACTATTTTAAAGACATTGGGAACCCGCGTTTTACTGCAAACCATATCGTAGTATTCCCCCAACGGGTGTTATACATGAAAAAGATGAATGGTACGGCGACAACGGCAGGTGGGTATGTCAGCTCAGAATTATTCGCAGATTTGGAGACCACGGCGCTGCCAATCATAGAGGAAGCCTTTGGCGCAGGAAACATTCTGTCCCATGCGGTTTATCTTCCCACTACATGCGTTGGTGGTGAATACACGGGCGGATCGTACCAAACGCGCAAAGTGGACTTGATGAACGAAATCATGGTGTTTGGACACCAGCGTTTCGGTAATGTTTATGCGATTGGCACGCAAAGCAGCCGTTTGCCGGTATTCACCTATAAACCGCATCTCTTACGGGCTCTGAACACAACCGGCAGTACGGCAAGAAAATGGTGGCTGTACGATGTTGTGTCTGCCGCGGCGTTTTCTGCGGTCAGCGCCTATGGCGTGCCAACCACGCTGAACGCAAATTATGACACGGTTACCGGCATACGTCCTTTCTTCTGTGTAGGGTGAGGTGATAATGATGGACGAAGAAGTTGTATTGGAACTGCAAGAAGCCAAAGATATGCGCATCAACCACTTAAAGAAATGCCGTGACTATTACGAAAAGACGCCCGTCGAATATAACGGCGTTCTTTTTGATTTTGATGAAACCGCATTTAATCGCATCAATGCGGCAATTATTGCGTTGGACGGGGGAGGCAGCATCGGGTGGACGACTGCCGACAACCAGGTCGTGACAATGACCGCGGTTGACCTCCGGGGCGTCATTGCGGCGGCGGCAGCTCGCAGCAATGATCTGCATATACGGTACCGGGAACTGAAAGAACGTGTACAGGCAGCAGAGACGGAAGCAGAAGTACATAACATTATGTGGAACGAGTAAAGGAGGAGGCCATATGGATAGGGAAATCGTCCATAGCGTATTGGAAAAGATGGGGGACACACTTAACTTCAAAGTTATCGCCGGGGCGGTGCTGGGGTTGCTGACACATAAATATTCTATCTTGATGATAGGCTTCGGCGCACTTTTGTACATCGATATCATCACCAAGTGGATCGCAATCAGTTATCAGTATCTGGTAGAGCAGGGTAAAGAGAGCCCTGCTTTTTTTGATGCGGTAAAAGGTATGAACAGCGCCAGGAGAGCACGTAAGATTAACAGTCATGAAATGCGCCGGCATGGTGTTAGCAAGCTGTTCGTTTATAGCCTGTGCTTTTTGATGGCGGCCATTTTTGATCTTATGAGCATGGCGGCCGGGGCGAATGCGCAGATCCTGCAGATCGTTTGCGGCTATCTGGCCATGAACGAGGTTCTCTCTATCGTGGAGAACCTGGGTGATGCCGGGGTGGAAAGCATGCGACGTCTGCTAGAAAAACTGAAACGAAAGGTATGAGGATATGCCGGTATTGGGAAGGATGGTGGGCTGTTTGAAGATCATAGACGGAAATATATTTCAGAAACGCGGGGATACGGCTGAGTTTGACATAAACCTCACGGTGGACGGGAGAGCGCCGGACAGGTATGAGGCGGTCTTTTCTGTAAAGAAAAGCCTCAGCGACCGGTCGTACCTGTTCCAGAAAAATGTTGAAAACGGGCATGTGCGGATCAAGCACGGCGATACACAAGCCCTCCCTTATGGAAAATACTATTATGACATCCAGATCCGGATTGACGACGGTAGTGAGGAAGGGCTGTATACCACGGTCGGACCCTATGAATACAATCTGAAGCCGGATGTGACGACGGGGTGATGTTATGGCGGAAATCAATGTAAGCATATCTTCCCAGGACAAAAAAGTCCATTATGAGTTGGAGATGGTTGGGAAACCGGGAAAGAGCGCCTATGAGCTGGCGCAGGTGCATGGGTTTCATGGAACCGAGGAGGAATGGCTGGAATCCCTGAAAGCCGGGTTTGAATCATACGACAATGCCTACGAGTTCCCTAATATCGGTAGAGTAGGTGTTTCCTATGTCGATACTAGGGAAAACCGGATCTACCGCTGGGATGATACAGACATGAAATATTACTGCATCGGCAGTGACTGGACACAGATTAATTGCATAAACGGAGGGAGTGCAAATGGCGAACCAAACAGTTAACGGAAAAATATTGCTGCGAAATGACACAGCATCCACATGGACATCGATCAACCCGGTACTGAGCAAGGGAGAGCTTGGTATTGAAATCGATACCGCAAAATTTAAAATCGGGGATGGTGTAAAGACATGGACCCAGCTGGCTTATGCAGGGACTGTGGTGGCGGCTTCGGGTACCAATGGGCATATCACCATCGATGGTGTGGATACCACGGTTTATACGCTGCCGACAGGCGGAAGCGCTATCGGAGGCGTCAAGACGATATCCAGCGGGGCCGGTACGGTGAAGATTAATACCACCGGCACGATGGAATTGAATACCAGCGGTGCTACCGCCGGTACCTACACGAAAGTGACTGTGACCAACAAGGGGGTCGTGACTAAAGGCGAGAGTCTTGTGGCAAGTGACATTCCCACCATCACATTGAGTAAAATTTCGGATGCGGGAAGTGCCGCCAGCAAAAATGTGGGCACATCAAATGGCAACGTGCCTGTCTTGGATTCCAATGGCAAATTGGCAACTTCGGTCTTGCCGGCCCTGGCAATCGGTGACACGGTGACCGTTACCAATGATACGGCCCGGTTCGCACTGACCACATCCAGTGTACAGAAGGGCGATGTGGTCATCGTAACCGGAACGAATAAGACATACCGGGTCATCGATGAAACGAAACTGAATGCGGAAGCCGGATATGCACTGATACTCACTCCTGACGCCCCCGTGCAGTCTGTCAACGCCAAGACGGGAGCGGTGGTGCTGACAACTTCTGATGTCAGTGAGGGCTCAAACTTGTATTACACGCAGGCGAGATTCAATACAGCGTTCGCGGCGAAGGCATCCACCGGACTGACGGATGGCTCTACGATTTTGCGGAATACAGATACGCTAACCATTGACTGCGGGAACGCGTAAGGAGGAAATGTCATGGCAACGATAACGGGGAGGATACAAGCCCGTAATGATACTGCGGCCAATTGGCAAAACGAAAACCCCATCCTGCTGAAAGGCGAGATGGGGTTGGAAACCGATACGGGAAACTGTAAGTTTGGCGATGGCGAGTCCACATGGAACAGTCTGAAATACGCATTTTGCAGGAACAGCAATCGGAACATCGAGTATATTGACGGTACGCAGACGGCGGCAACGGGTGCATGGACAGGCGTGTCAGAAGATACCAGTCTGTATGACGGAAAATTGATTCTGTATTTCCTGCCATGTGCGGGGAGCGGCAACGCTACGCTGAATTTAACCCTTGCGGGCGGAACGCAGACTGGGGCCATACCAGTACACATAGGTATTGCTGGCGTCAATGGAACACGGATGACAACCCATGTCGCCGTAAAAACGCAAGGGGCGCCGCTATTATTGGCATACGATGCTAAAAACAATATCTGGAGCGCTATGCAATATTGGGCCGATGGCAATACGTATGACCGCAACCTGCTGAATGATGTACGAGTTACTGCCGGTGCCAATAAAATAATGAATTATTCCCTCATTATGCAGAAAGCAGATGGAACTTGGGAAAGTTTTACAACAACGAGCGGAACGGCCACAACAAAAACGAAGAATACTTCTGGCTTTAGGCTGGGCAATATCTGGGTATATAACTACAACGAGACAATAGCGAGTGGATCGCTAACACGGAATGATTATCTGTATGACTGTATCCCGGTTACCCTGACTTATTCCACGAATTGCGGGACTACGCTTACCGCAAGAAAATCTGTCTATCTTGTTGGAACTATTGGAGATGATGGGCTGTTCTATTTGGACGATAGTTGGTGGACGCAGACATTGCCTGTAACAGAGGATGGAAAGGTCTATATCTATCTGGGCGATGCGTATTCGACAAGCCAAATTTATTTTGTCGCAAACCATCCTGTCTATGAATATAGAAACGGATCATGTCGCTTATATCAGGAAACTTATGACATTGCAGATTACAAGGATTATTGAGGGAGGGCATCATGGCGAATGCAATTTTAATTTCAGAACAGATTTTGACGGATACAGCGACGGCCATAAAAGCGAAACTGGGTACGTCCGGTACGATAAAGCCGGTGGAGTTTCCTTCAAAAATAGCACAGATTCCTTCGGGCGGCACTCCGGTATCCGGTACGAAGACGATAACGGAAAACGGCACGTATGATGTTGCCGCTTATGCAAGTGCGGTCGTCAACGTCCCAACATCAGGCGGCGGCAGCGGTTATACGGTTACTTGGCCCGGTTCATTGTCAAACCAAAGCTGCTCGGTGGAAGCAGTGTCACAGAACGTGAGCGGTGTATATAGCCTGACAGTCAATACCGATCGTGTCGTAATAAGCCTGTCCCCCAGTGTTGGGTATAATGCCGGGACGATTGTGCTGAACGGGACGGATACCGGACAGCAGAACACAAGCCTTGTTCTCTCGGAAGATGTGACAGTTACAGCTACGGCGGCGACAGCGCGGCCTGCATCCAGTTACCTGATGGAAGCGGAAATGACCGTTGGTACCGATGGGAAAGGATATTACGGATTTTCAATATCGGCCGGGTACGGCAGCTGCCGGAACAACAGCGTCGAGTATGATCCGGGGTGGGGAACTGAAGCAAGAACCGTAACGGGATTCAAAGTGAACGAATTTAACAATACCTATCTTTATTATAATTCCGCTGTGAACCGATCTGTTTCATGGGCGGTCTATATCGGGGACAGCGCAACATCGAACTATTATGTGTTGACCACAATGCAATATGGAAGCGAATCTGAATATTGGAGTGCGCCTGAAGGCTTATATGAGTATTTGCTGGCATGTTATCGGAACGGAAATACGGTACAGGTAAAAATAGCCGTGGCCAACAGCTGATATTTTAAGAGAAAGGACGGATATAGTTATGCGAAAAGGCATTGATGTTTCTGAAAACAATGGAAGGATCGATTGGCAGGAAGTAAAGGCGAACGGCATCGAGTTCGCCATCATCCGGCTGGGGTATGGCAAAGGCCATCTGGACAGCCTGTTCTATGAGAATATCAACGGGGCGCTGGATGCCGGGTTGAAGGTAGGCGTCTACTATTACAGCTATGCCCTGAACCGACTGGCGGCATGGCAGGAGGCATCTTATATGATGCATATCCTGGAATCCAGCGGCCTGACGCCGGGCAAGCTGGAGATGGGTATCTGGTTCGACATGGAGGACGGTGATGGGTACAAGGCCCGCCATGGCATGCCATCTGCCCAGACCATTACTGCCATGTGCGATGAGTTCATCACGGAATGCAACCGTCACGGCTATAACTGCGGAATCTACGCCAGCCTGGACTGGCTGGTGAATCGCATTTACACCAACCTCCTGCCGGGGTATGTACCGATCTGGTGCGCCCAGTGGAGCCATGTCTGCGATTGGAAAAATCCTGCCATCTGGCAGTTTACCGACAGCCTGAAGGTGGGGCAGAAGTATTTTGACGGCAATTATGTATTTGACTGACGGAGGCGGTGGGATGGATGGAACGGAACGGCAAAAGGTTATGCTCGGTATTGCTGTCTGCCTGGCTCTGCTGTACGCCGGCTTTGTGTTCGGCGGAGGAAGCGTATCTGATCTATTCCGGGGAACTGACCCGGCTCGAAAGGAACTTGACCGAGCTGCGGGATATCAACGACAGGCAGAGCAGGGAATCCGTGACGCTGAAAAATCAGCTGAAGGAATCACTGGCGCAATTAAACAAAGCGAAAAGGCTGTCTCAGACGTTGCAGGCACAGCTGGCCGGATTGAAATTGACGGTCAGCGAGCAGGGATCGTCATTGCAGAATGCCAACAGATTATTGAAACAGTACGAAGAAGAGGAAAAATTCCGGCAACGCAAAATTAAACGGCAGCGGAATATAGCGTATGTTATCGCTGCCGTAAGCATTTATATCGCAGTACGAAAAGCTAATTGAATTATGATGTTATGACCCGCAAGGAGACCTGCGGGCTTTTTTAATTGGTACTTCAGCATAAAAACGGTTCAATCGGAGCAGGTAAAAATATTGTAGCGATGGGAAGGGACATCTCCTGTGTTAAATATGCGTTGGCCTGTCAGCGGCAGCAAATTAAACAGGAGGTTTTATTCTGTGTGGGGGGATGTGAAAAAATAATCTCATGGAAAATGATTATAATATGTTTGCCATTTTTTTGTACAGCCAGGAATAGTTGACCTGCAATTGCCTGACGGCCGTTATCGGGGAGCTGAGCTGCAATATCGCCGCCCTGCGGGGAGAAGGGCCGAAGCGGTAAGGGGAACCCCTTGCCCCGGTACCGAAAAAAGTTAAAAAGCACCGCCTGTTCTTGCGGGGCCATGGACGTCTGTATCCTGTTTTTTGCACAGGGTACAGGCGTTTTTTGTTTTTCCCTGATCAGCAAATGAGCTTTTTATCCATTCATCCGCTGTTCATTTTTTTATAAAGCCATGAATGGTTGACCTGTAATTGCCTGGCGGCCTCCCTGTACGACAGTTTGCCTTCCCGTACAAGGGAAGCCACCTGGGGAAAACCGTCCGGAAGGAATTTTTCAGGACGGCCCAGCTTCACCCCCCTGGCTTTCGCGGCGGCGATGCCTTCCGCCTGTCGCGTCCTTATATTGTGCCGTTCGGTTTCCGCTACATAACTTAATATTTGCAGCACAATATCGGCCAAAAACCTGCCTGTCAGGTTATTATGGCCTTTCCGGGTGTTCAGAAGGGGCATGTCCAGTACGACGATGTCCGCTTTTTTTTTGCGGGTGATAATATTCCACTGCTCCTGAATTTCCACATAGTTCCGGCCCAGTCTGTCCAGCGAGGTGACCACGATACAGTCATATGGCTTCAATTTACGCAACAGCCTTTTGTATTGGGGCCGGTCGAAATCCTTGCCGCTCTGCCGGTCGGAAAACAGATTCTTTTCGCTGATGCCGTATTGGAGCAACGCAATCTGCTGTCGATCCGTGTGTTGTTCTTTACTCGATACCCTGATATAGCCGTATACGTTTTCTGCCATATGTAGATTTCCCCTTTCCCAATCAATATTTCGTCCCATACGGTGCCCCCTGGCAGAAAGATTTTACAATAAATGTCGTTATTAAAGCGATAAAAAACTTGAAAAAATGCAATAAAAAAGTATAAAACAAGCGGACGTTTTTAAAAGTACAGTTTTTAATACGTTCGCTTGTTTATTGGATTGTAATGCTGTTTTGATTTTTAATCTAAAATTGCGCTACTATTTCTAAAAATATAATACGGATTTATTACAAATATATTAACTTTTTTTAAAATTATAGTCAAGTCATAATTGTTCAAAAATGCGTACTTTTATGAACAATTAAAGTCATAGCAGTAAAACACAGAGAGCGAAGCAGTAATTTAATACCGCGTCTCCCTTGTGAACGCTTGCATAAGTCTTGTGATTGGGAAATCGGATCCGCAGAGTTCCTCTGCTGGCCCTTTCTAAATAAAAAGGCGCAGGCCTTTGGGTTCGTTTGCTATCCCAAAGGGGAGAAGGCGCGGCGATGTTTGACCGCAGTCTCTCACTAAAAGCTCAGGCAGAACAGTAAGTCCTGACAGCAGGAATGCTGAAAAAAGGTTATTTGGAGCAAATAATGCAGCGAAGCATCATTTTAAAAATCCTTCGTCCCTATGACGAATCAATAAAATGGGAAAAGTTAGGGTATCTGTTGCGCGGCCTTTCCTATAAGGTCTGCAAAATATCCAATTACTGTATGACCCACCATTTGTTACGGGCATTGAACCTTGAAACAGAGAACCTGAATCCTCAGGGGCATCTGTACTGCTATCCGCGTCTTGCCCAAGATTACCCCGATGTGCCGGCAGGCATCCTCTGCGCGGCGGAAAGCAGGGCCCGGAAGGTGTTCCTGAAATGCGGCAAGGAGGTCCTGCGGTCGGAAACCGCTCTGCCCAATTTCCGGAAAGACTGCAGCATCCCCATACCCGTAGCCGGGTACAGACTGCTGAAGGCCGGGGAAGACACCTACCTGGCCAACATCCAGCTCCTCTCCCGGCAGGCTGCCAAAACGCAGAAACTTCCCGGACGGATCCAGCTGGTGCTGGCGAAAAACTGGCGGGACAGATCTGCCGGGCCGGTGTTGCAGCAGCTTACGGAGGGAACCATGAAACGGGGCATCGCCTCCCTGTTCCGCAGGAAACGGGACTGGTATATCAGCATCCCGTACGAAGCGGAAGCGCAGAAAACGGAAGACGGTTCCTTTGCACCGGGGCTGGTGATGGGGGTCGTCCTGGGAACGCAATGCGCCCTGGCGTACGCGTTTAACCAGTCCCCGAAACGGGGCGCCATTGGCGGGGAAGAGGTGCTGGCCCACAAGGAAAAATTCCGGGCCCGGAAAAAGCATATCCGGGAGCAGTACAACTGGTCTGGGCGAAAGGGCCACGGGCGGGGAAGCGCCTTGAAACCCCTGCAGGCGTTGTATGAAAAAGAACGGAATTATCGCAACCTTACCAATGAGAGGTATGCGAAATGGGTAATAGAGATAGCGAAGAAAAACCGGTGCGGGAAGATCCATCTGGATGGAGGACGTACCGGAGGCACGGGAACGCCGCCTGTAATGCTGGCGTACTGGCCCCAGGCCGAATTGCGGAAGAAAATCCGCTACAAGGCGGAAGCCTGCGGGATAGAGGTCGTGGAATGCGACAGCAGGGGCATATGGAACCGGTGCAGCAAGTGCGGGGCCGTACAGGAGGCTCCCGGGGACATGCGGTGGTTTACCTGCAGCCAATGCGGGTACGGGAAAGATGACAAGAAGACCAGCAGCAGTTTCGTCACCGTGGATTATAACGCGGCGCGAAACATGGCGATTATGGAATCCAAACCATAGGTGTATGAAAGGAAACGACCAATGGACCGGTTAACGTTTATGTATGGAGGATAGGGACGATGTCCAGGATTAAGAAAGACGGCAGGCGCATAAATTTTTTTATGAAAAGCAGCGTAATCGACAAGCTGGAGAGGTACTGCGATGAGGTAGGGCAGACGAGGACCGAGGCTACGGAACGGATCCTGAACCGGTATCTGGAAACCTATTTTACAACAAAGAACCATAATGAGTCGGCGGAGGCGGACTTTGGGTTGGGCATAATGGAATGATTATGGCCAAAAATACAAAATGACAGGGGATAAATTATGAAAAAATTACTGCTAACGGTTTTTACGGGGGCGATGGTTATGGCGTGGTCAAGCTGTTTTGCGACGGTGCCGGCCGACCAGCTGGTGCTGGGGGGCATACAGTACGGCGTGTCCATCGGCGCGGTGGAAAACGCTTACGGTATGCCCCGGAAATCCGAACGGGAGATGGAGCCGTACGGTGAAAAGGTGGAATACAAGTACGGCAACACGCTGGAAGTGGAATTCATTAACGGCAGCGTGGTGCAGATCAAGGCCGACGACTTCAGCGACGCCAAAACAAAGGCGGGAATCGGCCTGGGTTCGGATGCCGCCGCCCTGCGGAGCGCGTACGGTGCGCCGGACTTCATCCATGAGGAAGACCATATTTATTATGTAGCGGGGCAGCAGGGCATCGGTCTGAAGTTCGAAGTGAAGTACGGCAGGGTGACCGAGATCAAATGCGGTGCGCTGCATTGAAAAGCGAGACAGGAAGTCGCAACTGAAGCAAAGACGTAAAGGCGTTGCTGATGTAGCAAAGACAAAGGAAATTAAAACGAAATAATTGCTTGCCCAAACAATATAATAGATAAATTAAAATATATACCTTCTATACGAAGTGGGGGGATAAATCCTGCACAAGAAGTTTATTTATGGATTTGAAATCGATGGTGAAGTGACAAACGAAAATTGAGAATGGAGGACAAGAATGAACAAAGTATACCGGATTATTTGGAGTAAAACCAAAAACTGCTGGATTGTTGTTTCCGAGATAGCCAAGCGGCACGGCAAAGCGGCAGCCCGAAAAGGAGGAACGGCGGTACTGGGCGGACTGGTGACGGCATCCTTACTGGCGGGCATGTCCGTATGCAGTCCGGTATGGGCAGCGGTAGATATACAAGCAGTTAATTATGAGAAGGATGCTCAAGGACAGCCGTTTTTACCCACCATAGTTGTAGAATATCAGAACCAAACTACAGGACAAATATATCGTTCTTATGCATATGGTTTAGGTTCAACCACATGGGGTGTAAGATCCCAGGCTGGCCAACCTAATGCAGTTCCCGGCATTTATACTCCTAATGGTTGTTATGCTACGGCATGGGGTGCTGATACAAAGGCTCTCGCAGACGAAGCTACTGCATTTGGAATTTATACTACTGCTAGTGGTATGCATTCCACTGCGTTCGGAGCTAATACGACGGCAACAGGGGGAGAATCAACAGCTTTCGGATCGGACACAGTAGCTTCAGGGACTCGTTCTACCGCTACGGGTTGGGGCACGCAGGCACTCGGGAACCAGGCAACATCTTTTGGACGAGACACAATTGCAGCTGGTGACAACTCGTTGGTTGGCGGATATCGAACAACAATTAACGGCTCAGGCTCTTTCGCTTTTGGTTACGATAATACAATATTATATGGAAACCGTTCTGCTGCATGGGGGAATAATTCAAGAGTAGAAGGAAGAAGCAAAGATGACCCGATAGCTGATGCCACGGCTTTTGGAAATGGTTCTAAAGCATATGCTACTAACTCTCTGGCTGCTTTGGGCGGCACTGTGGGAAGTGCTGCCCAAGGTTCTGCTGCCATTGGTGATGGCGCCACTGTTTCGCAGGCAGGTACGGTGGCGCTGGGCGCAGGTTCTAATGCGAGTGTTGGCGCGGGAATAAAAGGCTATAATCCGCTTGGCGCAGCGACTGCGACCGGTAATGCCTGGACATCCACAAATGCAGCTATCGCAGTAGGCAATGGCAGTTCCTTGACCCGTCAGATTGTTGGTGTAGCAGCCGGTACTAACCCCACCGATGCCGTAAACGTAGCGCAGTTAAAGGCTTTGGCAGAAGGAACTGCTTTAAAGACATCGGGTAATACCGGTACCGGTTCTGTCAACCTTGCCACGCAGACGTTTGCCGTAAAAGGCGGGGATTCTAATATTACAACCGTGGCGTCCGGCCAGCAGGTGACGATTAACCTGTCCAAAAACCTGACTGGGCTGACAAGTGTGCAGGTCGGACCTGTCACCATCAACAACAATGGTATTGATGCAGGCAGCAAGAAGATCACCAACGTGGCTCCCGGTACCAGCGGGATGGACGCTGTCAACCTGAACCAGCTGAATACAGGCCTGAACAGTATCCATTTTACGGTTGCGAATGGCAGTACCGGATCAGGGACATCCAGCGGTTCTTCTTCCAACGTGTATTCCGGAAATACAGTGACATTCCGGGCCGGCGATAACATGGCGCTGGTGCAGAGCGGAAACACGCTGACCTATTCCGCGGTAGATAAGACGACGAGCCATAAATTCTCCCTGAGCGACCAGAACGGGAATAACAAGGCGACCGCAAATATAGACGGCGCGGTCCAGGTAATCGGCGCTGACGGGATCACGACACAGGTAGTCAACAACAAGCTGCAGATCAGCCTGTCCAATCCGAGCAACGGGCTGACGTTTGACGGGGATGCGGGAACCGCTGCAACCGTACCTCTGGACAATAAGGTGACCATAAAAGGCGGGATCACCACGGCGAGCCAGCTGAGCGACAATAATATCGGCGTGGTGTCTGCGCAAAACGGCAAGAACGGCGTGCTGACCGTGAAACTGGCCAAGAACATCAACCTGGGTTCTGACGGCAGCGTGAAGACGGGGAATACAACCATCAACAATACTGGCCTGACCATTAGCGGCGGCCCGTCTATAACCAATAGTGGAATTGATATGGGGAGCAAAAAGATCACCAATGTGGCTCCCGGTACCAGCGGGACGGACGCGGTCAACCTGAACCAGCTGAAAGCGGCGAAGGCGGAAGTGAAGGCGGGCACGAACGTAGACGTTGTGGAAACGAAAGACACAACGGACGGACATTCTATCTATACGGTGAATGCGGACGGCACCAGTGTAAGCGCCGGCTCGACCGCGGTGAAGGTGACCAAGGGCAGCAAGGGCAGCAACAATGTGACGGACTATGCTGTAGACCTGAGCGATGCTACGAAGAGCACGCTGGACAAGGTAGAGAATGAAGGTCTGACCTTTACTGGCAACAGCGGCAGCAGCGGAGTAATAAAGCTGGGTGAAGAGCTGGGTATTGTCGGTGATAATAACATCACGACCGCGGGCAGCAGAGGACAGATACAGGTCAAGCTGAATAAAAACATCGACCTGGGCTCCAACGGCAGCGTGAAGATGGGGAATACGACCGTCAACAATAATGGCCTGACCATTACCGGCGGCCCGTCAGTGACCACTAACGGGATCGATGTGGGCGGCAAGAAGATCACCAGTGTAGCGGCCGGTACGGCTAACACGGATGCGGTCAATGTAAGCCAGCTGAAAGCCGCGAAGACGGAAGTGAAGTCTGACGGCAAGACCGTCAATGTTACGCAGTCTACAGGCAGCAACGGGCAGACCATTTACAATCTGGAAGTGGACAAAGGCGCGACGACCTTTGGCCTGAAAGATTCCAACGGGGATGAGGTGACCCGGGCGACCGGAAGCACGATTGCGGTAGTCGGCGCAGATGATAATATTACGACGGAAGTAACAGGCAGAGGCGACAATGCCAAGCTGACCGTTAAGCTGGCCGACGATCTTTCGGTGAGCAGCGTAACGGTAGATGACAGTGTAACCATTGGCGACACGGTCATTGAAGAAGGTGACAAGGTTAAGAATATTTACGGTGACAAGATTAACCGTATCACGGTTGGCGGCGAGACGGTAGCGACGTTAAGCGACGGCCTGTTCTTCGGGGCCAACAGCGGGACTACGGCGGCGAACCCGCTGAACAGCGAAGTGGATATTGTGGGTTCGGTTGCCAAACGGGGCCATGATTATTCCGCGGAAAACCTGACCACGGAAGTATCCCAGGCCAAGGACGGGACCACGACCATCACTGTGAAGATGGATGAGAAACCCACGTTCACTACGGTTAACACAACAGAAATTCACCTGGGCGATACGTATATTACCGAAAAGGACGGTGATGTGTATATCGACGACAGCAAGGTCATTACCGGTACCGAGCAGCTGCTGCACGTACAGGGCGACGAAGGCAAAGCAAAACAGATCGACCGCACCTATGACGAGATCCTGCATGTGGAAGGCGGCGCGACAGGCACGCTGACCGAGGGGAACATCGGCGTGACCTCCGACGGCAGGGATACCCTGACGGTAAAACTGGCCCAGAACATCGACCTGGGCAAAGCAGGCAGCGTGACCATGGGCAATACGACCGTCAACAATACTGGCCTGACCATCAACAATGGCCCGTCTATCACCAACACCGGAATCGATGCCGGCGGCAAGAAGATTACCAATGTGGCAGAGGGCAAAGACGGAACGGATGCTGTCAATGTGGACCAACTGAAGAGCGGTCTGGAAGAAATTCATTTTACGATTGACAACGGCAGTACCGGAACAGGGAAATCCAAAGGATCTTCTTCCGACGTGTATTCCGGGGATACGGTGACGTTCCAGGCCGGCGATAACATGGTACTGGAACAGAACGGGAACACGCTGACCTATTCCGCAGACCTGAGCAGCGTGATTGACCCGACTAAGGGCGGCGGTTTCGGCCTGACGCCGGACGATACATCCAAATCGGTAAAACAGGAGCTGGGCAAGACCATCGGCGTCATCGGGGATACGACGTATACCATTGACGGAACCAAGCTGAAGGACGGCAATATCGTTACCGGCGTGTCCAAGGACAAGGACGGCAATGAGGCCATCAAAGTAGAGCTGGCGAAAGATATTACCGTAAACAATATTACAACCAAAACGATCAAGCTGGGCGATACGTATATTACCGAGCAGGGCGGCGATGTGTATATCGACGACAACAAGATCATGACCGGTACCGACCAGCTGCTGCATGTGCAGGGCGACGAAGGCAAAGCAAAGCAGATCGACCGCACCTATGATGAGATCCTCCATGTGGAAGGCGGCGCGGACAAAGATACTCTGACCGACGGTAACATCGGCGTGACCTCCGACGGCACGGATACCCTGACAATCAAACTGTCCAAGGACATCGACCTGACCAAAGACGGCAGCGTGACCATGGGCGATACGGTTGTCAACAACGACGGCCTGACCATCACCGGCGGCCCTGTCGTGACGAAGGATAAGGTAGACGTAGCCGGCAACCAGATCACCAGCCTGGCCAGCGGCCTGACTGATGGCAATGGCAGACCTGTCGAGTTGAAGGATGCCGTAGGAACCAACGCGGTGAATGTGGACGACCTGCGCAACAGCCTGAACAATGCAACAGATGAATTGACCGCCAAAGGCTTGAACTTTACCGCGGACAATTATATGGAAACTCATTCAGAGACCAAGACCAACGTTCCCTTAGGAGAAACCTTGGCGGTCAAAGGCGACGCCAACATCATCACGGAAGTGGATACGACCAAAGCCGACCAGACGGTAACCATTACGCTGAACAAGAACCTGACGGGCATCGACGGCATCGGTCTGAACGGCGTGGACGGTAAAGACGGGGAACCGGGCATTACTACGATCAAAGTGGAAAAAGGCCAGCCTGGCGTTGACGGGAAAGACGGCATCACCCGTATCGTTTACACGGATCCGGACGGGGATAAACAGGAAGTGGCGACCCTGAATGACGGCCTTAAGTTCCGGGGGGACGACGGCGTGACAGCCACCCGCAAGCTGAACAAGATCATGGATTTTGCAGGCGGCGCGGACAAAGCAACCTTGACCGAAGGCAACATTGGCGTGAATTATGATACGGCTTCCGGCAAGATGATGGTACAGCTGTCCAAGGACATCGACCTGACCAAAGACGGCAGCGTGACCGTTGGCGATACGGTTGTCAACAACGATGGCCTGACCATCAACAACGGTCCTACTGTGACCAAGGACAAGGTAGACGTAGCCGGTAACCAGATCAACAACCTGGCCAGCGGCCTGACGGATGCGGACGGCAACCCGGTAGACCTGAAGGATGCCACCGGTGATACCCTGACCAATGCGGTGAATGTAGGCGACCTGAAGGATGCTATCACCGGCTCGGAAGAAAAGGGACTGAATTTCGCAGCCAACTCCAATTATAATAACGAACCGGTCCATAAAGACCTTGGCGAGACCCTGACCATTAAGGGCAGCGGTACAAAGGCCAATACCGAATACACATCCAAGAACATCAAGACCCGTACCGATGCGGAAGGCAATGTCATCATCATGATGGACAAGAACCTGACAGGGATAAGCAGCATCGGCCTGAACGGCGTGGACGGTAAAGACGGGAAAGATGGAATCACCACGATCAAGGTAGAGAAGGGCGAACCGGGCGTTGACGGCAAGGACGGCATCACTCGCATTGTCTATACCGATCCGGACGGGGAGAAACAGGAAGTAGCTACCCTGAACGACGGCCTGAAGTTCCGTGGCGACGACGGCGTGATGGCCACCCGCAAGCTGAACAAGGTGCTGGATTTTGAAGGCGGCGCGGATAAAGAAACCCTGACCGAAGGCAACATCGGCGTCAACTATGATAAAGACACAGCGAAGATGAAGGTACAGCTGTCCAAAGACATCGACCTGACCGAAGACGGCAGCGTGAATATTGGAGATACCCTGCTGAACAATGACGGCCTGACCATCAACAACGGTCCAACTGTGACGAAGGACAAAGTAGACGTGGCAGGAAACCAGATCAACAACCTGGCCAGTGGCCTGACCGATGCTGATGGCAACCCGGCGGCGCTGGATGATGCGGTTGGCACCAATGCGGTGAACGTGGATGACCTGCGCAACAGCCTGAGTGATTCGGAAAAAGATTTGATCAACAAGGGCTTCGGATTACGGGATGACGAAGGCAACCGGATCCAGCAGAAACTGGGCTACACCCTGGGTATCATTGGGGACTCCGTTTACACCACCACGACCACGACGGTACATGGGGAGTCCACGACCACCACGGAAGTGGAACCCGGTAACATCCTGACCCGGGTGGCGAAAGATAAGGACGGCAAGAGTGCCATCCAGGTTTATTTGAACAAGGATTTGAAGGGATTTGACAGCATCGGCATGAACGGCGTGGACGGTAAAGACGGCGAGCCGGGCATCACCACGATTAAGGTAGAAAAGGGTGAACCGGGCGTTGACGGGAAAGACGGCATCACCCGTATCGTTTACACGGATCCGGACGGGGACAAGCAGGAAGTCGCTACCCTGAACGACGGGCTGAAATTCCGTGGCGACGACGGCGTCATGGCCACCCGCAAGCTGAACAAGGTGCTGGATTTTGAAGGCGGCGCGGATAAAGACAGCCTGACCGAAGGCAACATAGGCGTCAACTATGACAAAGACACAGCCAAGATGAAGGTGCAACTGTCCAAGGACATCGACCTGACGGAAGATGGCAGCGTGACCATCGGCGACACCCTGCTGAACAACGATGGCCTGGCCATCACCGGCGGCCCCACCGTGACCAAAGACAAAGTGGACATGGCCGGCAACCAGATCACCAGCGTGGGCAGTGGCCTGATCGATGCAGACGGCAACCCGGTAGACCTGAAAGATGCCACCGGCGATATGCTGAACAACGCAGTCAACGTAGGCGACCTGCAGAAGGCGGCCGGGGACATCACCTCTGCCGGACTGGATTTCGTAGGGGATGACGGGACGGTCGTACACCGTGACCTGGGCACCACCCTGGGGATCAAGGGCGAGGTGGAGGATGTATCCACCCTGACCACGGGCAACATCGGCGTAGTGGGCGATGCAGAGACCGGCACCATGACGGTGAAACTGAACCAGGATCTGAAAGACATGAACAGCGCCACCTTTACCCAGAAGGATGAGGACGGCAACCCGACCGGCGGTACTACTGTAATCAACGGGGATGGCGTGACCATTACCGGCCCAGCCGGCGAGGAAGGCGAACCGGGTAAGACCGTAAGCCTGACGGGCGATGGGCTGGACAACGGCGGCAACAAGATTGTCAATGTGGCGGCCGGGGAAGACGATACGGATGCGGTGAACGTGTCCCAGTTGAAAGAAGTGGAACAGCTGGCCAGCGAACATACCACCATGACGGTGAACGGCGGCGACTATGAATCCGGCAGCCAGGAAGGAGACCTGGTGCTGGTAGAAAGCAAGAATGCCACCGGCGGCATCCATTACGATGTATCCCTGAGCGACCTCATTGAGATCGGTGGCCCGGGCAAGGACGGGCAGCCCGGCAAGGACGGCCACATCGGTGTCAACGGCAAGGACGGCAAGTCCGGCGTCGGCATTGACGGCAAGAATGGTATCAGCGTAAGAGGAGCTGACGGCAAGGACGGCGTGACCATCTACGCCAAAGACGGCGAAGACGGAACGGAAGGCCATATCGGGCTGAACGGCAAGGATGGCGCTTCTGCGGATATTACGGTTGTGAAGGGTGACCCGGGCGTGAACGGCAAAGACGGGGAGACCATGGACCGTATCCAGTATGAAGACGGGGAAGGCAATCCGCACCAGGTAGCGACCTTGGACGACGGCACCAAATATAAAGGAGATTCCGGCGATCAGCTGGCCGTACCTCTGAACAAGGTGGTCAATGTCAAGGGCGGCGCGACGGGCGAACTGACCGATGGCAACATCGGGGTGGTCGGCAGCGCGAAAGACAACACCCTGAACATCAAACTGGCCAAGGACATTAAAGGACTGGACAGCCTGGAAGTGAAGAAGATCAATGCCACCACGGTGAACGCGGATGAGTTCCACGCCGGGGATGTGTCGGTAACCAAAGAAGGCATCGACGCCGGCAGCAAGAAGATCGTCAACGTAGCGCCGGGCGAGGTGAGCGCCACCTCCCGGGATGCGGTGAACGGTTCGCAGCTGTACCAGGCCCAGAAGCAGATCTACAACAACATCGAAAACCTGGACGACCGTGTGAAGAAGGTAGGCGCCGGTGCGGCGGCCCTGGCAGGACTACACCCGCTGGACTTCGACCCGGATGCCAAGTGGGATGTAACGGCTGGCTATGGCCATTACCGCGGCAAAAACGCGGCGGCGGTAGGCGCGTTCTACCGTCCGGATGAGAACACCATGCTCAGCGTGGCCTCCACCGTGGGTAACGGGGACAACATGGTATCGGCCGGCGTCACCCTGAAGATCGACGGCAAGAGCCGTGTGAACAACTCCCGTACGGCGATGGGCAAACAGATCATCGAGATGCGCAAGGAACTGGAAGACCTGCGGGCTCTGATCGCGGACCAGGCGGCAGGACGCCAACTGGATCTGTCGAAGCTGCAACTGTTCCCGGATACGCCGGAAAACCACTGGGCATACGACTATGTGGCCACGCTGGCAGGCAACGGCCTGTTAGAAGGGTATCCTGACGGGAACTTCAAGGGAGACCGGGAGCTGACCCGTTACGAAGTGGCGGCGATCCTGTACCGTGCGATGACCAACGGGGCGCAGCTGACGGAACGTGCTTTGAAGGAATTCGCGCCGGAACTGAACCGGATCCGTGTAGATACCATTTCGCATCACAGTGACGGTACGCCCAGCATCCAGCGCGTGCGCGTGGTAAAAGGCCGGGGCTGATGCTTCTCGGCTGACGGATTTGTTGCATGATAAGAATTGACAGGGAAAGGGAGGATAACCAGAAGGAGGTATCCTCCCGGACCTGTACATAAATCGTAAAAAGGAGAGCATAACATGGCAAATACGTTACATAAAATAGCCACTGCCGCATTGGCCGGCTGCATGCTGTTTGCTGCCGGGAGTGTGTTTGCGGCAGGATCCCAAAACCAGGACGCGTCGAGCCTGAAGGCCAGGGTGGCGGCGCAGCAGGCAAGGCACCAGGCGCAGCTGGAAAGCATGGGAGGCGCGGGAAGCCGTGCAGAGAGTGCAGGCGTGAAGGCTGCAGGACCGGACAGGAAAGTGGTTGCGGACACGGTACTGGATGCAGAGATCATCGGGTATGAGCAGGGGGACATCTACCTGCTGCAGGACGCCGGCGGTAAAACGGTGCGGGCGGACCTGGGAAAGAACGGGGGCCGGTTATGGCGCCTGACGCCCATGAAGTTCAGCGGCACGTTCGTGCAGGACGAGGCGGGCCGCCTGTTCAAGATGGCCAAAGTAGAGTATGAGGACCCGAACGACGGGGGAGGGAAGCTGAACGGCGCAGGCCGTATGGCAGTGAAGAACCTCAACCGCGAGGGTGACCCGGCCCTGTACCACCAGGGGCAGGTACCCACCGACAACTCCACGTACATCACTCAGAACCTGGCCGGAGTAACGGACCTGAGTGAATACAGGGAGATGAGCGTGG